ACAATCATAACCCTCCATTGATGCCATCATTCGCTGGTCTTGGATAACACCTTTTGTCACAGCACCTCCGCCACCGTGTCCGTGATGATATCGGAGTGTCCATTTACGCCTTTGCCCTGCTGCATCAAGTTGAAACTTAAAATCTACTACCCCACCATAACCCCCAGCGTAAAGATTAGCCGCATGTGTCGTGTTGAATAGGTCAACAAAGCGTTGGATTGGGTCGGTTTCCAAAGCTTTCAATATGGCCGTTTCATGGTTGCCGTAGCCGACAAGCAAAATGTTGTCTTTATATGGGGCAAACCAATCGACAGCATCATGAATAACCGCATCGATATAATTGGCTTTGTTGTGTTCAGGCCGTATATCCTTTTTACTTCGACGGGGGTCATATTTGCCCTGCATGATACAAAAAGTGTCACCATTTAAAATGATTTTGCAATCCCTTTTTAGGGCTTCGTCGAGGTGGTTTTTGAGTAAATCCCTGTCACACTTGGGGTTATCCCAGTGCAGGTCACTCATAAGAAGCAGTTTGATTGATTTTTCGCAATACACCGCATGGATGTTGCGAGAGATACGCTTGGTTTCTTTCAGCATCTACCTATAAAAGTAGATTTATTTACTATTGTTGCTGATGTCGGTCAAAAAGTCCACCAAAGCCAATGCAGCAGGGGATAAAAAAATTATGGTTGCAATCAATTCCATATACCCGATAAGGTACGATTTTGTTTATACTAAGTGGTATTATACCCGATAGGTGATAACAAAGTGCAAGCGTAACCAATGTATATCTAAATGATTATGGCTACGCCTGCACGACTGTTATCCATTTGCTATTCGTTCCACTTGAAACAAATGCCGCTCTCGCACATTATACCAATGCTCTACACTCGGCAAATCATCCGGCATATTGGCGTAATCATACGGCTGGGCTTCTGGCATCTGTTCGGTATTTCCGAATAGTTTGCAATCCTGCAACTGCCTTTCAATGCTTTTGGGTGTTTCTCGCTTTTTCATCTTTGATATGGGTTTTCGTGTTTTTCTCCCCAAAACTGCGACCGGATGCGGTGCTGCTGCTCTGTATGCACCCTGTTTACCTTGAACTCTGCACTATCCCATTCGGGCTGCATCGCTTCAATCAGGTTGCGTGTGATTAACTCCCTGCGGATTTGGTTCATTGCCATATAAGCGGTTAAGTCGTGGATGTCATACGCAGCAGCGTGAGCAGCTAATTGTGTGACGTATGCCTTAGCACCTGCAATATCACCGGCATCGAGCAAGGCCACCACTGGCAGCGGCCTTGCATCATATTGTTTGTCAAGTTCTTTATTCATCACTTTTGGCTTAAAATAATCATGTCACGGTTACACTTGCCGTCATTTATCCAAGTGACGAGTTTATCCAATTTTTCGTATGCCCAATCGGGGATGAACTTGCCCTCACATTCAATCATTACACGGGGGTAGTCATACAGGCAGCGACCAAGACCGAACTGCACAGCAGCACGTTTCATTGCATCAGAGATACCACCCTTTTCCGGCTCGATGTTTGTCTTGCTGGCTCCGTCTTCCCGGTACACTTCCCGTTTATTTATGGTCACGGTAAGGCGGCAAAGAAAACCATTGCTGATTTCCCGAAACTCGGATGTCCAGTTCTCTGCACCAAAAGCAGCATCGAAGCGTGTCATTACACAGCGATTGTTTATGTACGGCACGACAATCAGTTTGCCCGTACTTGTTTGGCTCTGAATTCTCCATTCTACTTCGTTTGGCAGAATGGGTGCGGTTAGGGTGTTATTCATAGCTGACACCCTCCTTGTCAAGTCCTAATTTGTACATGAATTTGGCATCCTGCAAAAATGCAATCAGCTCGTCAATCTTTTCAGCAGGAATGGCAACCCTTTCCTTTTCGTTGATGTTCGCCCAGGTAGCAGTGATGCTAACAATGTCGGTGAATGACGAGTAATAAAACTCGTACTCGCAGGATGATACCCTGCCGTGTTTGGTTTTGTGTTCTAAATCGTGTTTCATATTTGATTGATTTGTATGGTGCAAATATAGTATAGTTTTTTATATATGCAAACTTTTTTCAAGATTTTTTTTTGGCAATGGTTACAATCAACTCTTTACTGTAAACTTCGGCCTCAAATCCTTTTTTGCGATACCTTGCCAGTACTCGGTCGGCTTCGATGTTTGGCACGATGTCAAAGGATAGCATCTCAGCTTTCCAGTACATGATGGTCGTATACAACTCCTCTCGCACGGCTGTTTACAAATTGATAGGCCACATCAATTATCTGCTGCTCCTTTTTGCTTTTGTATTTGCCCGGTGTGTTGAGGGCTTTAATAATCGTCGCATAACTGGCTATGTCCTCGCAGAACTTTACCACCGCCATTACATCACCCTTTTGCTTACAGGTTTGAAAATGATTTCGTTTCTCTTCGTATGTCATTTTTTGCAATCTTTAATAAAATTAAGTAACCGATTAAATCGTTTAGGGTATCTTCATCCACGCCATCCATTCCTGCACCACGTGCAATCCGGCTCAACTTGTCGTCAATGCGGACAAGTAACTGTTCCTGATTATCCGCCTTGCTGAAAACTCGCACCGGGTTAAGGGCGGAGTTTCCATACTTGGCATTTTTGTCAATCAGCAGTTGTTTTATGCTGTCGCAGGTTTGTTCAATTTTTTGTTTCATTAGAACGGCAGGTCGTTTTGTTCACGTTCGATTTGGTCAATCATGTCATTTGCGAAATTCTGCATGATGCCACCTTTGTCGGCCTTGAATAGATTTTCTTTCGGCTTTTGCTCAAACTTGTACGCCTTGCCGCTACCAACATAAACAGGCGGTGTCTTTGCTTCTCGCTGTTCTTTGGTTTGGCTTAATTGCAGCGTGTGGGTTTCGCCATACTTGCCCTCGCTTTTGCGTTCATTCAGCACCAATTTCAGGTACTTTTTACCGTTTTTGCCCTCTGTTATCAGTTCCTTTGGAACGTCAGTTAGGCAGATGTCAATTACTATCATATTGCTTTTGCTTTGTTTAGTTGTTTACGTTTGTATTTTAGGATGTCAAGGTGCATCACAGCATCAAAGTGTGTGCGGAATAGCATAAGATTGTCAACGCAATCCGTGTACGTTCCAAATTCAGTGAGGAACTGGGCAGAAAAAAGCCGATACAACCGGATAGCAAAACCACCATCAGGCAGTTTAACCACGTGGGGCTTGAATGGATTAATCAGTTTCATTAATAGTTTCAATCTTATACCCATCAAATGAACTTAATGTATTTTCAATGTCAATCTCTTTGCTGTTTTTTTCAATTATGATATCTTCATAATTTACCGAAACATTATGAACGGTTGCATTAATCCAAACACCACCATCTTTTTCCATTTCATCAGGCAGCCAAATCCTAATTGATTTTTTTACAGGCCCTATTATTGTTTGTTTCATTGTGCAAATATACATTTTTAAACTTTAATAACCTAATCTATGTTGCAAAAACATTCAAAAGATGGGTCACTGTCAAACAACCCAATTTGAGACAATGCCTTGTCTTTGAGTTGCTGATAGCTGATTTCTTTTTTCCACTGGTAGCCGCTTTGTTTTTCAATGTTTATCCACCAATCAAACAATTCCGGCTTTTCTTTTGCAATGATTGCCAATTTACCTTTGCCTTTCAAAAAACAGCAGTCGCAATTTCCGTATGGCTCATTGACTTGTAAATCAAAATCTTGCTGTTTCCAGAAATTCAAAACATCTTGCTTTGTAGTTTTCCATTTAACCAACGGCAATTCAACATCATCTTGAACCTTTGACCATCTGCGTGGCTCATCGTATCGAATGCCGTTAAATGATGTGTATTCAGTTATACCAATACTTTGCAGATAGCGTTTGAGTGTGTTTATTTTTAGTTCAGTTGTGCAAAACCTAAACTGCATATTTGGAATGCCACTTGGTCTTTGTTCTAAAAGTTCTTGGAATGGCTGTCCATTGCGAGATGCTGTTGCATAATTCACAACCACAAATGTTGCAGGTTTGCGATATTCAAGCCATACCAAATTTAACCCCCAGCGGACATCACATTCATTTATGAAGTCAAGTGTCTGTGGCATTTCTTTTCCTGTGTTTTGAAACGTGACGATGTAATCTTGCAATCCTTCATCAATTAATCGCTTTGTCATGTATGCAGAAGTTCTGCCACCGCTGAAATTTATGATATTCATATCTGTTCTGCAAAACTTTCAAAGTTATTTTTTATGGTTTCTAACCGGGCAGCATAACGTCTGTCAGTGGCTGCGTAATCATCAACTTTCCGGCAAGCGTGTATTACGGTGCTATGGTCACGGCCACCGCAAATCTTTCCAATGTTGCTCAATGATATGGCAGTTTTGTTGCGGATAAGCCACATGAATATTTGCCGGGGTTCAAGAATTTCACGCTTTCGGGTGGAATGGGAAATGTGTGTCGGCAGATAGTCAGCGTATGCTGACCTAATTGCAAGGTGTGCGGCTTTAATTGCTGCGTGTTCATAGGCAATCTCCATTTTCAGCATCCGTTCCAGTTCCTGAATGCGAACCTGCTGATGGCTGATTGTTTCTTTTAGCTGCGATACCTCGCTCATGCGGAATGTGGTGCGGCTGTTTGTCTTTGGTATTTTTATTTTTGCTCTCATATTAATGTATTTCTTTATATAATCCGGTTGGCACATCATATTGGAATAGCTGTGAACCAACCGCACCCCAATGGCTGAATTTTACTTTTTGCACGTGGACTTCGACGCTGTTGTTTTGGAAATTCCGATACACCGTAATTCCGTTGTCCGTCTTATTGAAAAAGTTTGCTGAACCTGCAATATCGTAAAGTGTTGGTACTTCGTATATACCCCCATCCTTTTTCTGTATTTTACGTGGATGTGCCACTAAAAAGCAATGCACGTTGTAACGCTCACAGAAATTGACAATCTTGTCCAGAGATTGACCGATATATTTGGTTTCACTTTCGCTGTATTGATGTTCCAACTTGTTCCACGCATCAATCACGAACCAATCAATGTTTCTGCGGTTCTTTAATTCTGCCACCTTTGACAAAATGCTGTCAAGTGTAAAATCCTTTTCCGGCTTTACGAAGTAGATATTGTTTTCCAGCAGCATCAGTGCTTCGTAAACTTCCTCTTGGTTCATGCGGTTGTGACCTTGAAATGGTCGCTGTGTGATTTTACGCATCAACTTGCTGATGTGCAGTTCAACTGGCCTGTTTTCAGGGCTGTAAAACGCACCTTTCCATCCATGCTTTTGCAGCAACTTGATTAGGATATGGTCTAAAAAGTCCGATTTACCGTGACCGGGGACACCCGTGATAGTGGTCAAATATCCTTTGTGGAATTTCAGCAGGCTGTCAAATCCGGGCATACCCGTTCCGCATCCTTCTGGCAATCCGTAGTTGTAAAGATTTTCAATTTCGGGCAGATAGTCGGTAATGCTAAACACTCCGACCATTGGAAACTCGGTTGCGTTATTGGCAGCATCACGCAAGGCAAATGCACCATTAAGCAATAAATACTCGTTTGCATCCTTGCATTCAGGAAATACAATGTAATCGCATTTGTCCTTTCCGAACCGCTCTGCAATCGCATTACGCAGGTCAATGCCGGGCGCATCGTTGTCAACCGCAATGTGTATCTTTTCAATGTGGTCAAACATCGGCATGAAGCGGTCAAAGAATGTAAGATTTGGCTGCGCACCGTTTGGCACACTTATCACGTTTTCAATACCGGCTTCAATTAAAGACAGCGCATCCATTTCTCCCTCGACAATCCACACCTCTTTTGCGCTTGCAAGGCAGTCGATATTGTATGGGATAAGTTCCGCGCCTTTGTGCATCTTGAAATGCTTTGCGCCATCGCGGTACTTTGTGTTTTTTAGCTGCCCATTCTCAAAGTAATTGAAGCAGATGCAGTTAACTTCCTTGTTTACCACTGGCATCCACTCAACCTGCTCTGTTATTTGCATCTTATTCAGCGTGGCGGCTGTAATCCTGCGACCCTCAAACCATTTCAGCACCTTGTCGGACAGCGTGGTATTATTTTTCCATTCCGGCACTTCATATTTTACCACCTCCGGGCGGTCAATGATTGCACCTTTCCATTGGCAGTGCTGGCAATACCATGCCTTTTTATCTAAGTTGACTGATAGGCATTTGTCAGTTTTCTTTTTTCGGGTGTGGCTGCACTGCGGACAAAGTGTCTGAACTTCGCCTGATGTCTTGCCAGCAGGTATTTCGATATTATGGAATGAATAGGTCAGCATACAAAGTTCCTCAAATGTTTAGGCAGAAGTCCTTTTTTGGGTTTATCTGCGAGCCATTTGCGAGCCGTCAAATATAGGTAAACATACTTTTTATTGTTTGCGAAATTTTGGATTTCATCAAGCGTTTCATCAATCTGTTCTTTTTCCCACCCATCGGCAATCAACTTGTCAAACTCCGCAGTTGTAATTTTCAAATGAGAGAAAGCTCTATATATATTTTCTTCTTTCTTTTCTTTCTTATCATTCTTAAATTCTTTAGTTGGTGTCATCTGCGTTTCATCTGCGTTTCGTTTGCGTTTCACTTGCGTTTCATCTGCGTGTCGCTCGTCTTGGTAACATTCATATTTACAAACAGTTAGCCGTGTCGAAACAGATATGTTTTCAAGTGTAATCATGCCGTCAGTTTCCAGCATACTCAAAAATCTACGTACCTTGCTTTTATCCGTGTTCCAGCGTTTTGCCCATGTATCAAGTGAATACACGCTTTGACCACGTTTACAATCGTACAAAGCACCCTTAATCAATACCTTTTTATCCTCAAAGTTTGCAGCAAGCAGGATGTCAATCCACCAATGCAGGTAGTTGCTATCTTGATATATCCAATGCTCGGAAAGTTTGCGGTGTATTTTTATCCAACCACCACTCATTGCATTTGCCCTTTCATAAATAAACGCTTACATTCTGTGTAGTAAAGCTGCTGAAATCCTAATTTGTGCATCTCATACTTGTAAACAGGCAGATGCTCTTTGATTGTGCAGTTTTGCTTTTTGACTTCCAACTGGATGATTTGATTTTCCAGTTCTTCCAGGCACCGATTGCAGATATCGGCCGGGATAGGTTTGGGTTTTGTTATATTCATAAACAAAACACCACCCACGTTCTGATGTTCAACCCGGCCAGAGCTTAGCCGCATCATACTTGTAGGTGGTGTTAAGTTAAAGTCGTTTGTCATGCTCTTAAATTTCGGCAGGGGGTTGAAGTCCTGTTGTTCCGATACGCAAATATACGAATTACTTTTTACTTTGCAAAATTATTTTCAACAAATTTCTGCTGCTCTTGCTGTGCATCAGCGTAATCAATCCGGCTTTGTATGGTAAAATACCATGCCCACCCCTTTTCCCATTCGGTAAATTGATAAGTTCCCTGCGGATATGGGTTGATACCGTCGTGTAAATCAGCATCAAATTCGGCTGCGGCCTTGTGGCCTTGTTCAAATACTGTGTTCATGGCTGCAAATATAATATAGTTTTTTATATCTATGCAAGTATTTTATTTAAAACTTATCAACATTCTTTAAATTTATGGTAATTATTCCACAAACTTTGTATCCGTGCAACGCCACACAAAGATTTATTTTGAGTATTTCGGCTACACGAAAGGCGATTTTATCCCATGCGAGGTATGCGGTGCGGTGGCAAATGATATTCACCACATTCAAGCACGGGGCATGGGTGGCAGCAAACACGCTGACCGCATTGAAAACCTGATGGCTCTGTGCAGAAAACACCATGAAATGTATGGGGATAGGAAGCAATGGAAAGATTGGCTGCA